GTTTTTAAACCACTTTTCTTACGTTGCTTCCGCCGAGGTCGATCAACGTAACCTGAAGACTCAGTCCAAGTCTTTTCTATCCCACTACCCCCTTACTCTACCGCTCACGTGGTTTGAATATTTCCTTTAACGTCCCCAAGCTCTCACGCTCTTTTAATCTTTTGTTGAAGATTTCTGTTAACTTTTCGTTTTACAACGAAGTCCCCGATAATCAACCGTGTTAACTCATGGCTGGTTCCCATCACAATCCATGGCCTTTCATAGGCTACAGTCCTGGTTCGGGTTCCTTTATAAAAACCCATTTGGCCCCCGTCTATTATGCTGATGGCGGGACCCTTAAGTCCAAGCTGCCTGTTCGCACCGACAGGCCATGCACTACTGCTAGCATCTCATCGAAGATGCTTGGAGCGTCCCGAGCTGCAAAGCTCAACTCTGGTGTTGGACCTCGTCGTACTCCTGCCAAAGTACGTCGTTCTCAAGTCCCTGAGTGGATCCTTAACCACTCTTCAGTTGCTTTTGATGCAACTTTAAAAATTTTCAAGACCATAAAGTCCCCTAAACAAAACAATCCATACAATACTCTACTGATCACCTCGAAAGGGGTGCTTTATGTAGAGTCGCTTGGCAATGTGTATGCCAAGCCAACACGCGGGTGCGTGACTAGGTTCGCCGTTGGCGAACAGGGTCCTGTCCCCGTGTTCTGCTCCAGGCGGTGGAGGAAAACACCGCAGACAGAGTGTAACTCTGTTGCAAGCTCCAGTACCCCCAGTAGCGGGGTTAGAAAGTTGTCCCAAGAAGCTTCGGCCTTGGGAAAAAGGAAAAGACTGAGAAAGGGGAGTCCTTTTACCCCTAAGACTGCTGAGTACCACAACAGTCCTGTGTGTGAAACCAGGACTTATTATAATGATCAGCAGGCTTCTCCTGTCGTCGCTAGGAAGTCTGCTTATAAATATCCTTACCCTAGCGACACTGTTTTTGACTCCTGTGGGAGAGTCAAGCCAAGCGCAGATGCGCTTTTCCTTAAAGCCACTTCACTTGACCATTTGGTCAAGACTGCAGTCCGAAGGACTGAGAATCACATACCGGCGGTAAACAGTCTCCGCACGTGTTATGTGTGTAAGTGGGGTAAGGTTTTTGTTACCCCAATTAACGGCGTTTACGCCGAAATTAAGGTGATTAAGGGTGGCCAGAGTGCTACTTTTTCAGTGCGAGCTCCTGCATTTTGTTCGCACAAGATTTATTTTGAAACTGGTGAGGGTGTGGAATCCCTCAATCAGTTTTTCAAATTCCCATCTGTAGCTGATGGAAGGTGCTATCTAGCACATGTGTTTTTGGTTGCAGTGACCCTCGGAGTCACTGCAAAGTTCTGGAAATTCACCTCTCTGGGGTCATTTCCATCTCTTAAGGCGTTCAGAGTACGCCTAGCGAGTGTTTTTGGGCCAGAAGCCCTCGACGTAGCTTTTAGAGCTACTATTAAGGGAAAGCTTGCTCACTGTGACTTGAGCAGTCCCCTCACTGATCTGCCTGAAGACTGTATAGTCGGAGGCATTTATAAAGCTCTTCCCTTGGAGAGCAGGTTTGTGAAACAAGCCCCAGTCGACGAGGTCGACTTTAAGAAAGCTCCTTTCACCGGCGTGTTGCCGGTCACTAAGTTGGATGCAGTGGTAGAGTTCGTCACTACTTACTTGCATAATTTTGCTCTTGGAGATGTGAGGTTCTTTAACCACTTCATTTCTCGCAATCGTAGGGTGGAAGTGTGTTTGGTGGGCACAACAGATAAGCTTGTGCGAGTTTTTATAAGAATGGGTTCTAGGTGGACTTCATTCGATTACGAGGCTTTGGAGTATGCACCTTACTTTTTGTTCTTCAAAACTGGTGAGGTCATACCTGAGTATGTCGACCGCGAATTTGCGGAGGGATACTGTTACATGAACTTCTTGTATTACACTTCTTTGACTGTTAACAGACCTTTTGGTGTATTTACAGCGATGAAGACTCTTGGGAAATTTCCAACAGCTACAAAGTTGTTGTGGTTTATAAGGAGTAGATTCGGCGGCCCAGGCCGAAAGATTCTGGTAAGAGGACACTTTACCAGTAACAAGAAAATTTTTCATGTGGATTCTACAAGCTCTCGGATTTATAACCTGGCGAAGATGGGTTATACTGTGCGAGTTGGTGGTGACGATGATGAGAAGTCTTTGATCACTACCTCTGCGGATAAGCTTAAAGCGCTTAATTTAGTGTATGATAAGCTGTCCAATTCCAGAGATTCAATTCTTGTTAAGTCTATCGAAAAGGAGATGATAGATTTTTCGGCTGTGATTGAGTCGCTGAATAAGCAAAAGGAAGCTATCAAAGTTCCCTTCAGAATGGGTGAGCAATCGCAAGTGGCTTTGACTGCAGCTTATCCAGAGTTCAACATAGTGTTTTCTCACTCGGTTCATTCTGACCATCCAGCTGCTGCGGGGTCTAGGCTTTTGGAAAATGCTTTATTGCATAAGTATGCGGTCATTAACTATAGTGATATTGGTGGGTGTCCAAAACACCACTTGTCCGCTAAACACGTAGGTGTTCATGTCTGTAGACCAGTACTTGATGCTAAAGACGCCCAAAGGCGTGTAATGCGTCATGAAGCTTATAAATCTATGATTATGGACACAGACAAGTTAAGTGAAGTTGTATCTGCAACTTCCGAACTGACAACTTGCGCACGGAGCATTACAGATTGTACTCATAAGAGTAAGGTCTTTACCATGGTGCAGGTTTATGACATTCCCCTTTTAGATCTCTGTACTGCCATGGAGAAAAGGGACTGTTCCATAACTTTTGCGACAATGATAACACCAGGGGAGATTCTGGATGGTAGATCGCATTTTTCAGTGGAGTCCTTGAACTTGGAAATTGAAATTTCGAGTGATGAGGACCTTATAGTTTATAGGTTTGCAGGGAGTTGCTACTCCCATTCACTCAAAACTGTGAAGGGGTATATGACCACACCTTATCTAAAACTTGGCAAGTACCTGTTTTGTGTGGAGATGAACTCGTTAAGGAATTCGGTTAACCACTATGTTATCACCAAATCTGAGGTGAGTCCTTTAATCAGAGGACCTAGGCACCTTAGGTTTAGACGTGCTGAACATGGGATAACTAGGGTTAAGATTCCCAAGTATTGTTCGAAGACAAGAGTGTGTCTTCCTGGGTGTGACATAGTGTATCTTGACACAAAGTATGTATCAAGAGTGTATGAGTACATTATGAACACCTGTTCTGTGATAAATCAGAAGACTTTTGAATGGGCCTTTAATTTTGCGAAGTCTGCTAAATCTAGAGTGGTGATTTCAGGCAAGATCATACATCGTGAAATAAACCTGCCAATGAAGTATGTTGATGGGTTTACAGCCGTGATGTTAGCAGCTGGTGTTAAAGCCAAACAGAATGCAGAGTTCTTTTCTAAGAGGCTTTCTTTATATTCTGGGGATGCTTCATATCTTCAGCTAGTTATGTTTGCTTTGGAAGAGAAATTTAAGGGGGCTCTTGACGCTTTTAATGCATATGTAACCTCAGTCGTTAAAAATATGCTGACAGATGGATTTGGAGTTCATTTTATGGAGATTGAAGACCCCTTTGAAGAAGTTGGGGAGTATCATGATTTGGTCGTCAATGTAGACATCTCTCCAAGCGGTGAGATAGTGGAGAGCGAAGAAACCAGTCTTATAGAAGCGGAAGTTAAAAATGCTTTATTAAGAGATTCTGCGGCGAAGTATGTGGCTGAGGAGACGGCAAGTGAAGCTAAGTATGTGTTACCTAGATTTAGAAACAATGCTAGGAAAGGCGAAGCTAAACCTGGTGAAGGTTTATATGCTGGATCTTCATCGACAGGATCATGTTTTTCAAAATTCTTTGACTTCTTGTCGAGTGCTACGACTGACTTAAAGGAGTTCATTGTAAGTTGGGCGTCGCAGTACTTAGGTTCCAACATGGTGGGGCTTTCTAAGTTAAGAGAGCTTATTAACACCATAATAAAGGTGTGCGGAGAGGCACATCTTAAAACTAAGGAGGGTTTTTCAATGCTTTGGAGTTTACTAAGCTCCGCTATAACCATAGTCAAAGACTTGACCAAGGAGAAGTATGAAAAATTTTTATCTTTTTGCGAGTCTTTCATTAAAACCATCAACATGTCTGTTGAAAAGACTCGTAGCTTTTGCTTGGCAATCTTCGAGTTCCTTGGTGCAATATGCAGTGGAATTAAGGTGAGGTACTTGACAGTTTCTTCAAACCTTTTCTCATTTTGTCTTCAGAATTCGGATGGCAAGGCTGTGGTGTTTGAATGCTTAGTCTCTCTCTTCATGGCTAACCATGGAAGCGACTTTTTGTTTGGAAAGATTTCTTTACAATTTTTCATTTTGAAGTGTGTGTCGCAAATTATTCTAGAGTATTACGCCAACTGTTTTGCCTTAGAGTGTTTTGGAGCACCTGAACTGTATGCTCAGGAATTTTTCCGAAGAGGGGTGTCAAATTTTTTGGCCTGTATTTCCACTAGGGGCGTAATATTGGACACGGTCGGTGTTGTTCAATTGTCAACTGTTGCTCCCATGATAGTGAGGAGAATACTAGGTTTAGTATTCTCTGAAACTAGTCCTCATTTGGCTTATATTAAACACGCGGCTTCAGATTTTCCGATTCAAGCCTATTTGAAGTGTCTTTATGACTCTCATGTGTTCACTAGGGAGTCTTTGGAGTTGTATGTAACAGACCTTTGTAAGAGTCTGGTTAGTTCTGTGCTCTCAAAGGATGTATTGGGAGTTAAAACTCTAATTAAAGACAATATGGTGACTAGAGTTTTTTCTAGGTTGCACCCCAGATCTTATTTCATTCCCAAAGTTGAATGCGCAGTGTCATCGGCGCTCTCGAGCTTGAAAGCTATTGAGGAGAAGGTTGTCGCAAAAACTTCGGGTGTTTATAGTTTCGCGGCAGATAATATCTCAGCTCAGTATCTTAAAGTGGCAAACAACCGTGGTTTTTCGAAACATAAATTTTCGAATACTGCAGTTGTGGTAGCTGAAGATGAGGATGATTGCCACACAGCACCTGAGATTCAGCGGATGCATAGTGGGAGTGATTCGGAACTATCTGAAATTTCGACTTTTCCCGAGGGTTGTGAAGAAGAAGTCTTTCACGACTTTATCGAGGATGGTCAGCTTAGTTTACTAAATTCTTTTAAATCTTATCTTTTACAATACTTTGTCTCAACGGAAAGAAAGACTCCAGGTCTGGGTGGAGGTTCAAGGAGGCGAGGAGTAATGAACTTGTTGATGAGGTATCTGAATTATTTCCTTGACTGTGTTTCCTCTATAGATATTAGGGGTGTACAGAGTTCTTTGTACTTGGCGGTAAAGGATGTGATATTCACAAATCTGCCGAAGTACTGTTTAGCAGTCTTATCTTATAACTTAATTCCTCTAATGAAGTGTTCATTCCCAGTGTTGTTCGATCGCAATTTGGTGAATGAAGCATTCATGTATTCTCATTTGATTCACAACTGCGCTGAATTAGCGTATAGAATCTCTAATACCGAGTGGTACTTGAGAGCAGAGGATGCTATCAGAAGATGTTGTGGCTTTGAAACTAGGTCGAGTATGGAACACAAGCGAAGAGTGTCCGCCTATGTTGAAGCAATGCCAGGTATAATTGCAGCTTTAGCTAATAGGGGAGTACTAAATCTTAGTGGAAATATTCCTAGTGATATAGTCGCATTGCTTGATAATGCTCAGCAGAGTAATCCTAACGAGGATAATCTGAGTGGTGAAAACTCGTCCACTCCTGAGGGGAGTGATTGGGATTTCGAGTATGTGCAGCATAGGCTTGCGGAAGGTTCTACATTTGTAGCTGAGGATGTTTTTAGTGCTAATTTAGGGTTTAATGCTCCACTTAATAATACTTCAGAAATAGTGGAGCTAATTGAGGATCCTGAATCTTTGGGCCTAGAAAATGATTGGAATATAGGAGCTCTCTCGGATGAGGACTTGGGTGAATTTTCTGATTTGGAAAGTTCTGAAGGAGGTCTACGCGGTGCTGGTATAGGCGCGGTAACCGTAGTGAGCATCCTGAAGTTTTTGTTGCGTATATGTTTCAAGACAATTCTTCATCCGGTTGTTTTAAAAAGCTTTGTGAAGAGTGTACTTGTGTATATTACGCATACAGTAAAGTTTGTAGGGCCTGTGGTTAAAGGTGTTACCTTTCCGACTTATTCTATAATCAGAACTCTTGCGAAATTGTTGTCATATGTTCAACATTTCGGTGGAACATTAGGCAGGATTTCTGATCGCTTGTATTTTCCAATGCGGTTAAAGACCTTTACTCGGAAGTTGGCTGATTTTATGATGTGCTCTGAATACAGCCTAACGGCTGTGAGAATAGGAAACTTTCTGATAAGGTGTGAATCGCAAGTTTTTGAGTATATTAAGAGCATCTTACGTTCAAGAGGTAAGACTCACAAAGCTGTAAGCGTTTCATCTTGTCAATTCAAAGCTGTGTCAGTCTCAGAAGACGATGATGATAACTTTGAGGCTCCTGCTGTGGCCAAAGATTTCTTAAACACTGTGCAGGATGCTGAGAAGCTTCTTTTGGTGAAAGAGAGATTGTCTTTGAGAGCAGACAGAGAGAAGAGGCACAACGGGAAAGGCTCTGAGACTGCCATGTCGGAGGCAGAAAGCTCTTCAGACAGTGATGAGGAAGAAGCGGTTATGGGAGCATCCGAAGAGAAAACAGAAAAATGCGAAGAAGAAATAAAAGTTCCTTCTGAAAAAACTGTATTACATGCCGAAGCTGAAGCTTTCAGAGTATTGGAGATTGGAGAATGTTCTGACACTTCAACAGCTTTAAGAAGGAGTTCTAAGAGTAGAGCGGAAGTAGTTCAGAGCAAGTCAAGCTCTAAGGTTCCAATGTGTGCGTATTTGAATCAATTGAACAGTATGCAAATGGTACCTCTTAACTATCATGAGGATTCCAGCTCGGATCCTTTCAGGCGTATGACTAACGCCATGAGAGAATTTTATTATACCCAAGAGGTCACTTTATACGAAGTGTACCAAAAAATGGCAGATTACTGGGCTGATTTTTCTGCTTGTGGGTTTGACAGAAAATACTCGAAGATTGATCAAGACGACAAATTGTTCGTCTTAGACTTCAAATTGCAAAAACTCATCGGCAAGAGTGCCACACTAAACTTGAAAGGGGTGTATTCAGAGTACCAATTTGGGTTTTGCTCCGACGGTCTGATTCCTTTGACAGCAATGGGTAGGAAGTACGATTATTGTTTGATTCATGATCAATTAAAGATTTTATCCTCCAACTTATTTCTGTGTTCTTGTCCAAGTCGATTGGTTAAGTATACCAATTGCGACATTAGAATTCGAGTGTATGAAGCACCTCCTGGTGGGGGAAAAACATATGCTTTAGTTCAAACTTACTGTAGAATGATTAAGAAAAAGTCAGTGATTGTAATCACGGCTAATAAAGAATCGCAGCTGGAGATTGTAAGGAGGGCGAAAAGCGAGCTTAAAGGTAATCTTAAGGAAGGCGAAAACCTTTCTCTTGGAGATCTAAAGAAGCTTACCAGCACCATTTATACTGTTGATTCTTACCTTATGCATCATATTAATGTTAAAGGAGATATTATGCTCGTTGATGAGTGCTTTATGATGCACGCTGGGGCAGTGACTGCAGCTTTTCAATTTTCACAATGCAAGAAGGCTGCTTTATATGGGGACAGTAGACAAATTCACTACATACAGCGCAATGACTTGGGCTGTTCTTTATTGCATGATATTAATGACTTCCTTTCGGACGAAGTCAGAGTGTACGGCGATGTTTCATTTAGGTGCCCATGGGATGTATGTGAGTGGTTGAGCCTAACCTATCCAGTTCATATCAGAAGTACGAATGAAGACAGTGTGGGTAAGTCAAGTATGAGAGTGGTCTGCATAAATTCTGTTGAGGAGGTACCTGTAGACCAGGATCATGTTTACTTGACATACACCCAAGATGAAAAAAGGGATGTGAGGAAACACCTTTTGAAGAGTGTTACAGATTGCCCTGTTGTTTTAACAGTGCACGAAGCGCAAGGTGCCACTTACAAATATGTAAATTTAGTGAGAGTGAAATTTCAAGAAAATACTCCCTTTTCTTCTTATAACCACATCAATGTGGCCTTGTCTAGGCACACAGATCACTTGGTGTATTACGTTCTGGTGAATAGATCAATGGATGACACGGCGTCGGCCATTACTCGTACCAAAAAACTAGTTGACAGATTCAGAGTTTACCCTCAAGAATTTTCGACATCCACACTTCAATGGAACATGGGGGATATGTACGAGGGTAAAGAGGAGTGTAAAGCAGTTTCAACACCCTATCAGTGCATTAACGATTTTCTTGAAGATGTAGTAGTGGGTAGTACTACACTTGATTTTGGAGACATGTCAAGTGAATTATCCGATCAACCTTTTGAATGTGGGGTTGATGGAGTGATTATAAGAGAGGGCAACAACTTGCGCAACAATGGGGTTGCGCAGAATCCGGCTCGTGTTTAGCTATGTGAGATCTCAAGCTATACCAGATCGCAAGGCCTCTTTACAAGAGAATCTTTATTCTTTTGAAAGTAGAAATTATAATTTTCTCGATTGTGAAAGGTTCAGTAGCCCTAAACAATTTGGAATAGCTATGGCCATGGCGGTTTTAAAGTCATGCTTTAACCTGGAGAAGTTTTCTACTCTTAAGGATGACTTGATAGCCATAAGTGAGAAGAATATTCTTAAATGGCTTAAGAAGCGAGATGAGTCGAGTTGTAAGGCTCTGATGAAGGATATTGAAAAGCCTTTCGACTTGGAGACTGAGATATCGAATTTTAAACTAATGGTTAAAAAAGAGGCAAAGGTGAAACTTGATGATTCCTGCTTATCAAAGCATCCTCCTGCGCAGAATATTATGTTTCATAGGAAGGCGGTGAACGCGATTTTTTCGCCAGTTTTTGATGAATTCAAGAATCGTGTTCTTTATTGCTTAAACTCGAATATAGTCTTCTTTACTGAGATGACGAATGATCATTTTTCACAGATTCTTCGTAGGCTTCTTGGCGACCAAGACGTCTACAACGTCGGGGAAATAGACTTCAGCAAGTTCGATAAATCTCAAGATATTTTTGTTAAAGAATACGAAAGAACTTTGTATGAAGCTTTCGGCATTGACTCTGAGCTTTTAAATGTGTGGATGCAAGGCGAGTATTCTGCGAAAGCCACCACCTTAGATGGTTCCTTAAGTTTTTCTGTTGATAATCAAAGGCGGTCGGGTGGTTCAAATACTTGGATTGGTAATTCGCTGGTCACGCTTGGTATAATAGCATTATACTATGATGTGAGTAAGTTCAGGCTTTTAGCTATTTCAGGTGATGACTCTTTAATATATTCGGATAATAAAATAGCGAATTTTGCCACTGAAATTTGTTTGGAGTCGGGTTTTGAAACAAAATTTATGTCTCCAAGCGTTCCTTATTTTTGTTCTAAGTTTGTTGTTCAAACTGGAACAAACACGGTTTTTGTACCAGATCCCTATAAACTCATGGTGAAACTTGGTGCTTCGAACAAGTTTGTTACTAATGAAGGTCTTTTTGAGGTCTACACTTCTTTTAGGGATCTTACCAAAGATTATGGTAATCAAATTGTGTTAGAGAGATTGAAACATCTTGTGGAAAAGAAGTACAACTTTGAGTCGGGTACCACTTTACCAGCTTTACAGGCTCTACATTGTTTGCGATCGAATTTTATGTCTTTCGCACGTTTGTTTCCGCGCATTTCGGGTTGGTGGATGGTCGATCCGCGCAACTTAAAATTCTTTGTGAAACTACCGGGAATTATAATAGAGCGTGTAAACGAAGAAAGAGATTCTAGGTATTTCGTGTCACTACTCGACAGCGCGGAGGCGACCGTCGTAAGTCAAGATTGAAGCGTCTTAGACGAGTCTTAAGGGTATTGTGTGTTAAAGAAGATGTCTACTCTTTTATCTCTGCAGAAAGTAAACAGGTTTGTGTGTGTCGTGGTGCCTGACTCTTGGACGGGTGACGTGTTTGGTTTTAATGTAAACAAGTCCCAAGCCAATAAGTTTTCTTATGGAGACTATGCTTACATTTCTATGCAAGAAGATCTGTCGAAATCTCACGTGATACTGTTCGCTTTTGAGGAAGACAATATGTATCATATTAAGTATATTCAGACCATCTCTTCGTCTATAAGTGTGTCATCTACAGACGAGGTGGTGAAAGACTTTACGGTGGAAGATCTTTCAGCGGTTAAATTTACTTTACGGGTTTTAAGGGATGAGAGCATTCTATCGTGCGAAGTTCACGAAATGAGAGTGAAGGTTAAAGTTGGGTATTCCAGTTTTATTAAATTTGGCACCATTTCGTATGTTCCTCCTGGTGAAGGTCACATCAATACAGTAAAACCCTCTTTTCAGTTCGTTTTTGACACCTTGCGGAGTGACTTGTCGAGCGAGACTGTGATAGTGGAAAGTGGTTGTCCCACTGCAACTGCGTGTTCGCTTACGCCTGCTAAATCCCCTTTTTCGCAAGGGGCCCTTTTTGAGGAATTAGAAGCGTCGGAATCTTATCGTGATCATGAAGAGAAGATTTACAGGTGTTTGAGAGCTTCGTCAATGGTTTCTTTTATTATCTGTTTCGGTCTCGTCATCGCTGTGGTAGTGGTTTTAATCATGAATTCTCAGAATCATGGTTGAGTATTACGATGAACTGTTACGAGAGATCTGACTTAGACCTACTTTTAGGTTGTGCTACCTGTGCGATAATAGTCTTCTTAGTTTTTATTTGTATGTACGCGTACAGCACACGCCCAACTTTCAATAAACCGTCTGTATCACGCTCTAGAGCGGGTAATAGCGACTTTCAACCACCAGTGTCCAGTTACGCTACTATCTCATAGTTTGATCATGGTGGTTTTTGGTTTGGATTTTGGAACCACATTTTGCACGTTGTCGGTTTGTTGCTCTAAGGAGATTGTATTACTTAAACAAAACGGGTATAGTTTCATTCCTACGACAATTTTTCTCTGCTTAGACGATACGGTTCTTTATGGTTATGATGCAGATTACGCTCATGCGAGTGGTTGGTCGGGGTTTTACTATAAAGATTTAAAACGCTGGGTTGGCTGCACTGATAAAAACTTTTATACTTATATGGATAAACTCAAGCCTGATTACGAAGCAAGGCTTTCTTTAGTAGGTAAAGGGACTTTAAAAACTGTAGAATTGCCTTCGTTGTCTAACACGAAAAGGTATATACCTTTACCAGAACTTATAGCATTGTATACTAAATGCATCGTGAAGGACGCAGAGAGAGCGTTTACACTGACATGTACAGGGGTAATATGTTCGGTTCCGGCTGGGTACAATACGATTCAGCGTGCTTTTACAGAACAAAGTATAAGCCGTAGTGGTTTTCCTTGTGTGTACATGCTTAATGAACCTTCCGCCGCTGCTTTGGCGTCGGCACCCATGCTTAAATCTGAAGATAAGCGTTTGCTCATTTATGATTTCGGTGGGGGTACATTCGACGTTTCTGCCGTAACAGTTGAAGGCGCAACATTTGTAGTTAAATCATCAGCGGGAGATATGAATTTGGGCGGTCGCGACATCGACTTAGCTTTGTCTAATTTTCTTAAGAAATTAGCTAAATCGGATTATGTCGGTGAACTAGCTGTTACTAGTTTAAAGGAGGGTTTAAGTATGGCTGAAGGCAAAATCAAGTATTTAGTACCGTCAAGCAACGGAGATGTGGAAGTAGTGGTATCAACTTCTATGTTGAATGAGATTTGTTCTCCGTTTATAAAGAGGACTTTGAAGATAGTAGAGAAAGTGCGTGAAAAGGCTCGTTTTTCTGCAGAACATGGTGCGAAAGTTGTGGTCGTTGGTGGTTCATCAACGTTACCTGGGTTATGCGATGAGCTTAACGCAGTTCATGGGATATCTGGGCTGGTTCGTCTACTAGATCACAGGGCTGCGGTGTCGTACGGATGTGCATTATATGCTAAATGCTTGACAAGCGCCAGTAACGTTTTAATGGTAGATTGTGCTACTTCTAATATATGCTTACCCGGAACTTGTGCCGACTGTATAGTTGTTATACCATCTGGAGCACCGATTCCTTTTGATGGTGAAAGGACCATACACATAAACAATGCGTCTATAAACTCGTATTACGATGCAAGATTGTTTGAGGGTAACTACACGAAGGCTCCGAGAAATGAGTTGATATACTCGAGCAGAGTTTTGCTTAAAGATTTAGGTTTGAATAATCGGCAACTTACCACGGTGACAGTAAAACTTCACACAAAAATTGACTCGGTCGGTAAGATTACCTATGACATTACAGGTCCATCTGGGGTGAGAAAGTCGGTAGTGGGTTTACCGCATTACGATTTTTCTAATATTTCAGTTGGTTTTGGCTACAAAATAAAATATCTTAGTGATACAAATCGCAACGCTGCGGCTTTGATTTTGTGTGTCACTTTAGATCCTGAAGCTCGAGCATCGTACTCTTTTCATAAAGAAGACTACTTGTGCGAAATTAACGACGCTAAACCTTTAGAGACTTATAGAAGCAAATACGATGTCGCAAGTTCCTATAGGATCTCGGAATCTAGGTCACGAATGGGGAAGGCTGTTCAAAAAATTTTACGGGGAGCCGCTGTGGAGAGATTACCTCTCTAGAAGCGCTGGATCTTATAGACCTGAATTACTGAAGGAAGGTTATATGAGCGCGGATGGGAAATTCATTACTAGCGAGGAGTTAGCAAAAGCGGAAACTGGGTCAGTTAGGCACGAGTTGGCTATTCTCATTTACTCTGATTCTATTTATAAATGGAGTGATATTTGTGGATCTACACCACGTAGTATATTTGAAGGGGTAGCTGGTATGAGTCTACCTAATGGTGAATTTTTGGAAGTGGATACGATGCGCACTGGATGTAAATTCGACATAGACGTGGTGAAAGGGTTCTTAAACTATGATGAAATGGAAAAGGATAGCGAGAAAGAACTGCATGCAGAGCACACGTGGGCGTTAAGTAACGCCACGGGTACGCTTATGGACGCCAGCCATGTGGAAAAATTTAAAACGATACTTTTTAAAGATAACACGAATTTAGATATTACGGACAATATACATAACGTTTATGGAGACTATCTTTCGTATCTTATAGAATTGTACAAGCGTCACGTGATAATCTCACACGATGAACTAAATTTGAGGCGTGATTTCATTAGTTACGTTATAGATTATCTTAACGCTTACGATTTCGGTTACGCAGATTATTCTGACAATCCGTTAATCACAGGATTTCTACTTGACTTCATGATTCATAATCGTGTATACACATCGACGTACTCGGTAAATTTGAGTAACCTTAGATTATTTATATCTAAAGTTTTACCTGTTATGCTCGATACGTGGGTGATCGCTACTCCTAAGATAATTAAGGATGAGCGCTTATGTATTCCGATATCAGCGGTGGAATTAGTGAGTTCATTACCCTCGCTTAACTTATATGATAGGACCGTGTTGGTTGGCGACAAGTTAATGTCTTTGGAGTATCGTTTCGAATACGAGGCTATTGAATCCATGGTGGATAAAGTTAAGGCTACGTTGTTGGAATCAAATAAGTTGAGTGGAGTCAGCGAGTTACACCTATTTGACACTTTTTACGTTTATTATGCAGTGTTTTGTACCGCAAAAGAACGTACGATACGCAGGCCCGCTCAATACATGTTATACAAGGGTGAAAGTGTGTCTATGGAAGAAGTAGAAGATCTTTTCGATTCACTACAGAAGGCGTCGTATGACGTTAATGTTAGGAGGTGTGTCTTAGGAGCTATGGGTGATAGAGGTTTTGAATGTTACAAGCGTTTAGGGTTACGCTTTCCGCCTAAATCAGATTATGTAGTGCCAGATCATATGGCGTACCTAAACGTAGATTTTTATAAGCAGCTTGATGAAAGTGTGCTTACTCCTGAAGAATCCCATCACTTAAGTAATATAAGACGGAGGGTAGACGTAAAGTGTAACAATTTGGTGTCCCTTAAGAAAACGGTTTTTAAGGATTCGTCTTCTAGCTTTTCGAATGTAGTAAAGTATCCTAACAGTGCGAGAACGAAGAAGGTGGCTTACAGTAGAATTCCGCGCTCTGTGCGAAATAACGGTTCCATTTAACATTACACTATTTGATATACTTGTTCTGATGGCGCTGGTTAATAGCGAAGTTAGCGCTTTACAATCAAATGAATTGTCTACCAATAATAATGCCATTCCTAATTCGTTGGATTCTGTTTTAGTATTGAGTTCTATAAGCGAGTCGTCTATAGATCATTACACTTCAGAGGAAATCCCTAAAGTTTTAAACGATCTTCAGACTTTTCTGATAACTAAGTACTCGATTAGACCAGAACATATATTAAGTCACGCTGCTATGATAGTCAAAAGAGCTGCAACCATATCTACAAGCATGGAAGCACGTTTGGTTCCAGGAAGTCACATATCGTACGACCTCAAGACGTCAGACGGGACGGTTTTGCACTATAAGCTCGAAGATACGGTCGTTTTTGGTTACATAAGGACGTGGAAAGACGAAGTGTCTAATCCTAATCCTGTGAGAAAGTTGCGCTGCACTCTTGAAATTCTACACGAATGGCTGGCGCATAAACGCCCTGAGATTTATGAAACTAAGAGAACGACTAAGTTGGGTTTACCTAAAGGCAAAGCTTACTTGGGCGCTGATTTTCTCAGTGGCAACGTTTCCACTCTCAGCGAACACGATAGGGCGATTTTACTGCGAAGTTCAGAAGTTGCCCTGAATCGTCCGTCGAAATCTCCTAAAGTCTCGCTGACGAGTTTATATGACATGGTTAAAGAGTTTTAAGTACACAGATGGTACTTTATAGCTCCGCTGTGTGGAACTTATTAAGACATTGTGATATTACTAATTTTGTACAAAAATGCCTGAAGTAAGATATAGCGACATTACCGGTTTGTCTGTTGGCAATTCAACAGCAACTAATACTGCCGACGCCGCTTTGGTGGCAAAGGACATTTTAGCTAAGGTCAAGGAAACTAATCCAACTCTAACCGATGATCATTTGAACTTGATCTGGGGCGTCGTATTGCTCAGACTTGCTGTTCGTACTACGTCTGAGAAGTCTTTAGGGTTCGAAGAAACCACCTTTAAAATAGGAGATGTGGAATACAAAATAAAGGATGAAGATTTTGTAAATGTTGTCGATAAACACGTGAAAACCAGGTTTGAAAAGAACCCTCTGAGACACTGGGCTCGAGGTTCTAATGCTGCTTACTTGGATATAGCGAGGAAAACACCGAACGAGATTATGTCTGCTAGGGCTTTGAAGTGTGGTCTACCTAAAGATGTGGGCTATTTGTGCGCCGATTTTCTCGTGGGTAGCGGTTTGTCAGATTTTGAGAGAACTTGTTACCTTCAAGCACAGAATCATATGTTAGCAGAAAAAGCTGGCATTCCAGCCACTGGAACTCTTACGACTATAGCCAACTTAGGGTATTATAAAGCTTGAGAGTAAACATGGAATTAATTCAACATCCTACGGATGTGAGAATGTCTCGTCCTGAACGGTTAAATTTTACGACTTACATCTGGAATGACGGTGTTTTAAATCTCTTGGTTTGTAAAGACATTAAGCATGCTAGCGATCTTGTTCCCTATAGTAATTGTTGTATAATTAGTAAAACTGGTTATTTGTGTAATGATGGTTTTTCTTACGTTGTTGGGGCACCTGAAACTAACTTACTTTATGATCTTTTAGACAAGCTTAAGAAGCAACCAAAAATGGAATTCTTTCCCTTTTCGTTACTATGTACAGCAACGTTTAATCAGAATAGAGTGTTATTTTCGAACGAATCTAGGTTGGTCGCTTTTCTTAAGAATGGTAAGCGTATGGAATTTACTAACAGTTACGAACCGACAACTACTATAGTAATATATCAGGGTGATACTGATATGTTTACTAGCAGTAGTTTTGAAGGTGATTTACTTAGCTGTATGCTTAAAGCCTTTCCAGTTGGGGCTTATAAGAACGTTCATTTCTTTTCTGATTAGCTCAGCTTTCAGAAGCTCATTTAGTATATCACGATAATTACTGATTCATATCATCATGAGAGGATATTATGACGTGCAAGCTTTTAAGGACCTCAACAATCACTACGTTTCATGTATTCACGTTGTGGGAGCTGTTGAACGGCGTACCGATGGACTCAAGCAACATTGCTTAGAGTTTAATAATAGCTTAGCAATCAAAGCAGCGCTGAAGTGCGATGCTAATTCTGATGTGATGTCGCGGAAAAACTCCGCGAAGGAAAAACTAGAAATTTTGACTGAAATTGACGCGAACTGCGCCATTCTGTTAAAACTTCTTAGGAAAAAAGTTGTCAGGTATGAACTAGGAGTGAGGAGCATGCAAGGTACTTTTGATTATATATATCAAAAATACTCTTCTCTACATCCCGAAGTACCTCATAGTGAGATCTTAAGGCACAAGATCACACCTGCAGCTCAAGAAGTCATTGAAGCTCTTTCGGAGGAGTACAAGTTGTCTCTCTCCGACAGGAGCTTTCCTGGATTCTTAGTACTTGGTGTAAGTACTGGTACTAATAGGCTGTCTTTTGCTACAGCCGCAGATCAAGCGGATCTAGTCACGGAAAACGACGATTTCGTTAACGTCCGTATGGAGTCTTGATAAAGAAAATTTAATTAACTCTGTACTTGAGTTATAGGATAAGTACAAAGGAAAGGGGGAAAATAAACCTAACGCTCCCTATTAGTCTAAACTGCCACTGCGTGGTTGCTTCAAATAATAAGTTTGAACTGTTAAGTGTGAACTAATAAACTGTGATTATAAAAGTGGAGTACTAAAGTACCCACTACCTTTAATCACAGACAATAAAGGTCCAT